TTCTTGACGGTGAGTCGGCCGCTGACCCTTACGCAACGTTCCCTGTTGAAGAGTGGTTCATTGACCGCAAGGCCACCGAATCACGAGATGTCGTGAGCTTTGAGCTTGCAAGCAAATTTGATTTGTCCAACAAGGAACTGCCTAACCGTCAGGTTGTGGCCAACATCTGCCAATGGCAGTACCGCAGCTCTGAGTGCAGCTACACAGGCAGCAACTTTTTTGACGTAAACGACAACAGCGTTGGATCGTTGGCGCAGGATGCGTGCGGCAAACGGCTTAGTAGTTGTAAGAAACGTTTTGGCGAAAATGGTGAACTACCGTTTGGTTCGTTCCCTGGAGCAGGACTGCTCAGATGATGTTGCCGCCTTCAATTATGAGCCTGATCATGGCTCATGCAAAAGAAGAAAGTCCTAAAGAGTGCTGTGGTTTGGTGGCTGTAATCAAGGGCAAGCGTCGTTACTTTCCTTGCAAAAACTTAGCTGACACGCCGAGCGAGCATTTTGTCCTTGACCCGGTTGACTATGCAGCGGTGGAGGACAAGGGCGAAATCGTTGCTGTAATCCACAGCCATCCGACAACGAACCACAATCCATCACTGGCCGATCGCGTTGCATGTGAGCAAAGCGGGCTGCCTTGGCACATCGTCAACCCAAACACTGAGAACTGGGGCTATTGCGAGCCTGAAGGCTTTGAGTTGCCCTACGTGGGGCGTGAGTTTGTGTTTGGCGTGGTGGACTGCTACACGCTTGTGCGTGACTGGTACGCAAGGGAGTACGACATCCAACTGCGGGATTATGACCGGCGTGACAAGTTTTGGGAGCGTGGCGAAGACTTGTATATGGGCAACTTTGCTTCAGAGGGATTTAGCAAGGTCCTGCTTGCGGAAGTGCAGCCTGGTGACTTGATTTTGATGAATCTGGTTTCACCGTTGCCAAACCATGCAGCAATTTATTTGGGTGAGCAACAGGTTTTGCATCACGTACAGGGGCGGTTGTCGAGCAGGGACGTTTTCGGCGGGTATTATCTAAAGAACGTGGCCTGCGCTCTTAGGCATGAAAGTCGTTAAGGTCTACGGCGCTTTACGCGAACTGCTTGGAAAGACTCGGTTTGAGTTTGTAGCGGATACCCCTGCTCAGGCAATGCGTGCCTTGTTGGTTAACTTTCCGCAGCTTGAGCAGTGGTTAATTAATAGCGAAAAGAATGGTGTTGCTTACCGAGTAACAGTCGGCAAACAAAAGATTCACGAGCAAGATGTTTCAGGGATGTTGCTTCCTTGGAGTGAGCAAGACGTTTTTAGTATTGCTCCTGTAATGACTGGTGCTGGACGTGGAGCGGGGACGTTTCTGCTCGGGGCGGCGCTAATCGGCGTAGCGATTTTCTCTGCTGGTGCTGGGCTTTCGCTTGCCGCAGGCGGCTTTACTACAACAGGTGTTGCTGCTTCAGGAGCTATTGGTGTAATTGCTCCAGGCTTTGCAGCCGCAAGCTCGCTTGCTGCTATTGCAGGGAATATCGGCATTGGCTTAATGCTGACTGGTGTTGCTCAAATGCTTTCGCCCGTGCCAAAACCACCAAGAGAAGCATCGAAGTTAGAGTCAAATAGTTTCAGTGCAATTCAGCAGACCGTGCGTCAGGGTGTTCCCGTTCCAATAGCCTATGGACGGGTATTTGTTGGATCGGCGGTTATCTCTGCTGGCCTTGACGTTGATCAGGTCAATGTTAATTCAAACTCATTCCTTGCAAAACTTGGAGTATCATGACCAATACTAAATATATTGCTGGAGCAGGTGGTGGCGGCAAAACAGGTAGCGGTACCCCAACTGAATCTGATGACTCGCTGCAGTCAAAGCAGTTTGCAAACGTCCTTGATTTAATTAGCGAAGGCGAAATTGAAGGTTTAGACGAGGGCAATAAAAGTATTTTCTTTGATGGAACACCACTGCAAGCAGCAGACGGCTCGTATAACTTTAATGATTATGCTGTAGCTACTCGTGTTGGTACTCAAGGCCAGTCGTTTATACCTGGCCCCTACGGCAACGTTGGATCTGAAACATCAGTTGGCGTAGAAGTTACCAATGCAGCCTCTGTAACTCGGCAAATTACAGATTCAGACATTGACCGTGTTCGGGTAACAATTCAAATACCGTCGCTGCAAAGAATTGAAAGTGATGGAGATATTGTTGGCACAAGCGTCAGTATTAGTATTCAAGTGCAATACGACGGCGGTGGCTATAACACCGTAAAAACTGACACGATTTCAGGCAAAAGCAGCGGCTCGTATCAGCGGGATTATATATTTGCCTTAACCGGATCATTTCCGGTAGACATCAAAGTCGTCCGCAATACAGCTGACAACGGCACGACAAAACTGGCAAACACAACTAATTGGCAAAGTTTTACTTCAATTATTGACGCCAAGCTTGCTTACCCAAACAGCGCTCTTGTTGGTTTGCGCCTTGGGTCTAGTCAGTTTCAAAGCATTCCTCAGCGTAAATATTTAATTCGCGGCATCAAGGTTGCAATACCTAGCAATGCAACCGTAGACACCACGACACACTTAGGGCGCATAACGTATTCCGGCGTCTGGAACGGTCAATTCCAAGCAGCAAAGTGGACAAACGATCCAGCTTGGTGCTTATGGGATTTGCTTACGAATGAAAGGTTTGGGTGTTCTGTGCCTGAATCATCGCTGGATCGATATGACTTCTTTGCGATTAGCCAGTATTGCAACACGCTTGTTGATGACGGGGAAGGCGGGCAAGAGCCACGCTTTAGTTGCAACCTGCTGATAAATCAGCGCAAAGAGGTTTACAACGTCATCCAAGAGATGAGCAGCATTTTTAGGGGCATTTCTTATTACGGTGCTGGCTCGCTGGTATTACTGCAGGACAAGCCTTCTGACGCTCAGTACACGCTTGGTCCGGCCAACGTTGTTGGTGGTGTGTTCTCATATTCTGGGTCGTCAGTTCGCAGTCGTCATACCTGCGCCACTGTTGCGTACCAGAACTACGACGAGCTTGGCGAGGTGTCGTTTGAGTACGTCGAAGATGCTGATGCTGTTGCGAAGTACGGCGTCAACAACAAGGACATCAAAGCAGTTGGATGTTATTCACAAGGCCAAGCCAACAGGCTGGGTAAGTGGACATTGCTTAGTGAGCAAGATCTCTACGAAACGTGCAACTTTGCCATTGGTATTGATTCAGGCATTGTTGTCAGACCTGGCATGGTGGTGGACATTGCAGATCCTTTGCGTGGTGGAACGCGAAGGAACGGGCGCATTTCATCAGCCACTACAACCCAAATAACGATAGACAGCACGACAGAACTGTCAGTCAACATGGGCAATAGCGCCACAATTTCAGTCGTCTTACCAAACGGTTTGATTGAGACCAGGGATGTCGACACAATCAGTGGAACGGCAGTCAATGTCACTACTGCGTTTAGCCAGGCTCCAGCGACTAACGCTCCATGGTTGATTCAAACAACCGACATTCAGTCACAACAGTTTCGTGTAATTAGCGTTGCTGAAAGCGGTGATGGGGTCTTTGGCGTTGCTGCTATCAAGTACAACGAAAGTATCTACAACGCAGTTGAGCAGGATTTAAACCTGACGCAACGTGACATCACCAATATTTCTGCAACGCCAACAGCGGTGACTAACATAGCGGCCACTGAATTTTTGTATAAAGAAGGCGGTCTAGTCAGAACAGGCGTTGACATCACTTGGACAAGTCCTGTTCTCAATGTGAGCGATTTTGTTGTTCGTTATCGATTAAACGACAATAACTTTGAACGTCTCACTACTGAATCCCCATCAACGCAAATCAAGGGTCTGAAGTCTGGAACCTTAGAAATTCAGATAACGGCTCGTAGTTTTATTGGCAAAACAGGGCCAATTACCCGTCAAACATTTGCGCTGCAAGGCAAAACAGCAATTCCAGGCGACGTTCAGAACCTTACTCTTGAACCGTTGAACTACAACAGCGCACGATTGCGTTGGGACGAAACCGTTGACCTAGACGTAAAAGTCAGCGGCAAGGTGCATATTCGTCACAGCAATTTGACCGATGGCAGTGCGACGTGGAGCGATAGCACGGATCTTGTAGCTGCTATTGCGGGCGGTTCAACTGAAAAGACTGTTCCATTGCTTGAAGGCGAATATCTGGTCAAGTTTGAGGATGACGGCCTCCGCAAAAGCGCAACAGAGGCCAGCATTATTGTTGACCAGCCAGTTGCCCAAACGTTTTATGGCGTTGCAACGCAAAGAGAAGATCAGCTTTCAACGCCTTTCAGCGGCACAAAGACCAATACGACTTACAGCACAGACGCTGGTTACGACGCTTTAATCCTTACCAGTGCAGGAATTACCGCAGGCATTGGTGAATACGCCTTTGCTAGCACGCTGGACTTGGAGGCTGTCTATAGCTTGGACTTGGAACGTCGGCTTGTGTCTCGCGGCATTTACCCGAACGACACAATTGATAGCCGAACTGCGTTGATCGATACTTGGGATGACTTTGATGGAGCGGTGGTTGATTTTGTTAATGCTGAGTTGTACGTGCGAAAGACCAACGACAACCCATCAGGCAGCCCGACTTACAGCGGATGGCAGCCGTTGGCAAATGGTGTTTTAAAAGCGCGTGCGTTCCAGTTCAAGGCGGTGCTGACTACTAACGATCCAGCGCAAAACGTGTTGGTTGATGAGCTGGGCTACAAGGCGCAAATGCAACAACGGACAGAAGGCAGCAACGGGTTTGTGGCCAGTGGTACGGCTTCAGGCGGCAAAGCAATTACTTTTGCCAATTCTTTCTTTACAGGCACCACAAGTTTGGGCGGTGCAAACAGTGCTCTGCCAACAGTGACGATTACGCCTCACAACATGGCGAGTAATGATTTCTTTGTTGTAAACAGTTTGTCTGGTTCAGGGTTTACGGTTGAGTTCTTCCACGGCGGCAGCACAATCGACCGTAATTTCATGTGGTCGGCTACCGGGTTTGGCAAGTCCTAGTAAAGTGTGAGAAATAGCGCATTAAAGCCCCGTGGCTACTCATGACTATTCACTAGCCAACCAAAGCGGCGCGGCATTCCGTGGAGATTTAAATAATGCGTTGTCCGCGATTGCGTCCAATAACAGCAATTCAACCGATCCAGCAACCACATTTGCTAACCAGTGGTACGTAGACACTGCCGACAACACATTAAAAATCAGGAATGCGGCTAACTCGGCGTATGTAAACGTAAGCGCGGTTGGCGGCATTGGATCTGCAAACCTTGGCTTAGCCCTTGCTGCATCACCAACGTTTACCGGAACGGCGACGTTTGGCGGCAACGTCTTGCTGTCAGGCAATGGAACGCTTGACTTGCCAGTCGGAACAACAGCTGAGCGTCCGGGTAGCCCTAATAACGGGATGATCCGGTACAACTCAACGCTTTCGCGTTATGAGGGTTATTCGGGTTCAGCGTGGTCGCAAATCGGTGGCGGTGCTACTGGCGGTGGAACGGATCAGGTGTTTTATACAAACGGCCAATCAGCGACCACAGACTTCACGTTGACTGGAACGTTGAACGCAATGTCAGCAGGGCCGATAACGGTTGCCAGTGGAGTTACAATAACGATAAGTTCCGGTGCCACTTGGACGGTGGTTTGAGATGAGCACGGTAAAAGCAGCCAATTTGCAGAACACGGGGAGTGGCGCTCCGGCGTTTAAGAACAGCTCTGGCACGGAAATCGGTCAGCTTACGAAAGCTTGGGTAAACATTAACCAAAGTTCTGGCATTTCTATAGTTGATGATTTCAACGTCAGTTCTTTAACTGATACTGCTACTGGTCGTTTTACTGTTAACTTTACAACTTCATTTGCAAACGCAAATTACGTTTGCGCTGGTACGGCAGGCAACGCCACTGCAACCACTTCAAGTGGCCGATGTATAAATAAAGATGGTCAGTGGACTACT